ACCTAGCCAGTTCCTAATCAAGTAGATGGGAACTGGGGACCCCCTAAGGGGTCCCTGATCCCGCCTCCGGCGGTGTTTCCGGAGCTTGGGGGGGTGGCTCCGGTGTATTTGTTTCGCTCGCCTCGGGCTCGCTCGGGGCGTCCGCCCCTTGGTTATTATTTACGGCAACGTATTGCCGTCCCGGCGCCGCTAGCCCGGGTAGTAATGTTTTTAGACGATCGCTGTTTGCTGGATCGTTGACGTATTTAAAGAATTCGGCTGGTGATTGCCTGAATTCTAGTCTTAGTTCTGCTGGCAGGTCGTCGAATATTTCGCGCCCTTTTGTCAGCATAAGTGTGTTGTTGAAGAAGTCGTAATCGGCGAAATCGCCGTACTTCGCTTCGTATTTATTTAAGTGTGAGATAGAGCCTTTTACCTCGGCTCTTTGAAGTATTTTATTGATGTCCGTCTCGTCCTTAAAGGACTGTTTTGTTCGGCCATCTTTGTAAACCTTTTTCGGTTTTTTGTTCATTGACATGATTATTTCCTTTGTCTATTGATCGCGATATATGCGCGTATCAGTTGAAGGAACAATGGCCCGGCTTTCGCCGATGCGGTCGCCAGCTCTGCTGCGTCCGCCGAATTTATCCATTGGAAAAATTGTTCCTGCGTTTTAACGCCAGGTACTTGTAATTTTGTTATTTCTGCTTGCCATTGTTTTTGTTTATTTGCGCTCTCGATACCGGGCATGCCCAAATTCTGGGCATTAGCCTGTACCTGATAGAGCGCGTCTAGTGATTGTTGTGCGTTGGCTTGTTGTTGTTTTAATGCCGTGTCTGCGTGCACGTTCATTTGTTGCGCCTTTACTAACCGGCGCATAGCTATTGATTTGCCAACGTTCGCGCCTTTTTCGGCGCCCGAGGCGCCTGCCGCGCCGACATTGCCCATTGTGGCCATGTTACCGGCCGGTGTTGAGGCGTCGAATTTGCCGGCTAAGATAGGATTGATGCCGGCTTTTTTTAGGTCGGCCATGCGGCGTTGTACCGCCGAGCCCGACATGCGTTCTTGGAACGCGCGATTCCGCGCAGATTCCTCGCGGTTTTGTTTATTCGCCCGAGACTGTCCGACAGCCGAGAATAGTCCTGATACTACTGCTGCTAATGGCATTACAGGCGATCCAGATTACCCGGTACGCCGTAAGTCGGCATTGGGCGAGCGGCTTTAATGTTGAAGAACATATCCGCTATGAAGTGTGGTTCTGTTGAGACCGCGATAGCGCGGTCTAGTGGTACTGCCGTGTTCGCCAGTATGAAGGTTGCTCCTAGTGTTGGGAGCGTTGCGAAATCTTCGGATAGATGCCATGCCGCCAGTGTTCCTGATGCGTCTGGCCTCATTAAACCCGATAGCCGCGATTGACAGAATCTATATTCGTCATAGCGGCCTTGGTAACCGAAAACGAGGTCATCGTTTGCAGATGCGTCTGACCAGATTTCATGGTTCAGAACGCTTTGTTCGCCTATTTGAGAGAGAACGGGATAGAAGAAATCGTATCTGGTTGTTTTTTTCCAGTACCGATCTATCCCTTGTGAGTATGTGATGTCGCCACGGACGTTCATGATTCCTATCAGAACGCCGTGTTCGACAAATGATTTTGAGAATGAGTGTGTTCCGCCCACGGTGCCGAAGCCGCCTACTTGTCCAAGGGCGTCGTCGACCACCGGTGTTCCTTGACCCGAGGTCTGGGCCACGGCGGTGATATTTACGGGGCTGGATCCTCCGCCAAGAAATTCGGCGCGCTGCAGCCGAAAGTCTGGCGAGGTCACGCCCCAGTGAGCTTTTAGTGCTTCTACGTAGCGCGTGCCCGATCGGGCATCGCGCTCGAGTAAGCGTTGTGTTTGGAAAGCGAGTCTGATGTCGTTAATTGTTGATGCCGTTGCATTTGTTAGATCAGCGAATACATTCGGCTGATCTGTTGTTGCGCTTTCCTCTATGTATACGTCGCCGGACGTGGATGCTAGCCACGCATCGGCATACGTTGGTGTTGTGCCGTCGGATTCCACGACGGCTATTGATGTGGCGCCCGGAGTTCCGGCTACGCCGAGACCCATAACGGCCGCTGTTGAGCCTAACGGCATAGATACGGCTGTGCCTTTTTGTGGTGATGGTAGACATGATGTGAAGTAATCGAAGCGTTTTCCGCGGCCGAGTAATACGTAGTCGGCTGCGTCGTCCAGACCATTATCTAGGTCGACGACTTCTGACACTTGTAGGTTTTCGTCCCGAAACCAGTCGTTGTATATTTTGTTGTATGCCCTGAATGGCAGGGCTGATATTTCGTCACCTTCTACGGTGCCGAGTGAGATCCCCATATAGTCTTGTAATGATCCTGATGTACAGGTGTAGTTTCCGCCATGAGAGCCGGGAATTGTGAACACGATGCTGTCGCCCGGGTCATCTTGTGCGCCATGGAATTTTTCAAAGTTTGTCCATATAGTTCTGTACGGAGTGAAAAAGAAGAACGTTTCCGCGTACATGTTGTCAAGAATCGCGTGTAATGGTGTAGATAGGCGCATGAAGAAATTGCACTGGCAATTTATGGTGTCGCCCGGAATTATATCCATAACAAGTATGGGTATTAGATCGTCTACGTCAAATGTAGTTTTGTGTCCGTGCGAGAGATTGAAAGAGGAGCGCGGTATATCCGCGCGTGGTACTTGTGAGAATTGGTGCTGCGAGCGCATTTTCATGCCGAGCCTCCGGCTGCTATGTCGAGATCCATTTGCTCGACGTTGTTTGTGTTTATTTTACGTGAGTTCGCAACGGCCATCAGGCCGGTTAGAAGACAAGCCTTGTCTTCATTTGTAAGCGCGAACGTATTGTCGTCGAAGATGCCGCCGCGGAATAGTGAATAGTCTTCCGGGTGTTTGCCGTATTCGGTGTCTTTGTTTAATACTGCGTCGGAGAAGGCCCTTATGGCCTCTCCATCTGATTGTGCGAATAACGGCCGAAGGTATAGTGCGGCGGCTGTGTCGTAAATCGAGTAGATGTTAAGTTTCATTAGAGTGTCCTCTTTGATGTGTATGCTGCGCGAGCGCAGATGTATTTGTCTTTTAGTCTTTCGGGTGTGAAGTCTTGTCGGTGGGCGGATATGAATATTTGCCGGAGGTCTTTAATAGACTGAAGACGGTCCGGGGATTCTCCTGCAAGGATCGTTTCGTAATAGCGAGGTATCTTTTTAAAGACTCCACGACCGGGCACTGGACAGGAGTCATCGTAAAAGTCCGTTTTGTATTTTTCATAGAAGCTTGCTCCTATGCCACCGGGTATTTTTTTCCCGTTAACGCGTTCGCGTTTTAAAGACATTGTAATGTATGGGGGTTGCACCCAGTAGCAGACGCCGTATTCGTCGCTGCGTAAGTATTCGTCATCGGCTGCAGCGCCGAGGACTTTTTTGAGTATGTAACCTGCGGTATAAGCCGCAGTTTCGTAGTTAAGTTCTCCAACCGTACAGAAACCATATTGCCAGAGGTCATCAAGTATTTTCGATGAGTATGTAATGATGCCCTCAGATTCTCTATAGACCATTTGATCTGAGAAATCGATGTTGAATAGGCAAGCATGGTAGTGCGGTCGGAGGTTTTCTTCGCCGTACTCCCCGCAATGAAAGAATCGTATCTTTTGCGGGTAGCGTTTGCGGAGACGGCGTATGAATTTTTGGAAGTGTGTTTTGTTAAGTGAGTAGTCTGATGGGACATAATGCCCATCATTAAGTTGTTGCTCGGTGCATTCGTCTTTACTTCTGTAGGTGAGAGTGATGAAGCAATTGCCGTAGCTATCGTTGTGCATACTTGCTTCATGGGTGATACGCATAGCCCACAGGCGAGTGCGATCAAGACGGCAACCGAAGCACTGGCCACAAGCAACTTCCATTTTTGTGCTGGTTTTTTTAAAAATAAGTCCGCCATTGACCGGGTCTTTATATCCTTTTAGCGGCGAATAGCAAGGCATCTAACACATCCTCCGGATGCTTGTCCCAGAATTCTGGGTGTGTTGATAGATACCCTGCCATTTCGTAGACACTCATAGCCTTATACCGCCGCGTTGCGGATTAGTTCTCATGTTTTTTGGATGGACCCCGGAGTTACTTTGAAAGTTTTTGCGGGATTTTTTGCGTGATAGTTTTCGACGTCTCATGTTTCTGCCTCATATGCGAACCCGCAGAGTTCTGCGAGGTTCCGTGAGTTTTGAGAGATTGTGGCTGGTGTTGAATTTAGATTGACGAAAGAGCTGTCCCCGTCGACGCCGCATTGAAGCGACGTCACGGAGCAGCCCATCAGCGTTGGAAAGAGGACCAGCGTGATTTGAGTATTTTTGTATTTTTTTAGTTTTTTCAAGCGTATCTTTTTACGCTTTTTTTTTGCTAAAGGCAAGGTTGCCGGTCGGTCAGAACCTCCCGGGTCGCTTTTTCTAGTTGGGCAGATCGGCAGCCCGCCTGATGATAAATCGTAGTTGAGGGCCGCCGAGAGGCCCAACAAGTGCTTTAGAGAAGGGGATTCCTTCATTATTTATTGATTTTCTTGCCTTTTTGTTGAGTCAGGGGGGCACATCCCCCCTGAAACCCCCCTTTTTT